TGGCTCAATGGTGTTGTGCCGGGCATGGTGTATGCGCCTGATCCGGCAGCGCCTATTTATATTTACAAGCCTTAATGGAGGACTCCAATGGCACACGTACACTCTCAAAGACTTGAACGCTGGCTCGGAACTGAGCGCATTGAAAAACTCTCACGCGATTTCCGCGACTGGTATGGCCCGCCCGTTAACCTGACAGACGTTCCCGGCTCGGTCTGGGTGACAAAGGGCGGCGAATTTGTTGGTAACTTTGACAGGGGATTCTTTGCTTCGGCTGCTGATTCATTTGCCGAACACCTGAAACGCATTTGGAAAGAATCGGGCAAAGTTCAATACGGCATGGCGAACGCTGGATTTACCAGTATCAGCGACGCCCTGTCCCGTGCCTCAGGAGGATTTAGCCAGTCCTTCAATGGCGGCATAGCTAAATCAGGCCCTACGGGTGTTGTTGCGGTAGCCTCTAGCCTATGGCGCGTGGGCACTATGCCCGCAGCAGGTGCAGCTGGTTCTGCGGCTCCCGGTGGTCGTAGTCCTACGAGTGCGACAACGGGCGCGATGGCATGGAATAATCCGGCAGCGGGGACAATGCGTCTGACTGGTGCAGACTTTAGTTCTAGCATCATCAACAACAGCCTGTTGATTTATGACCGTTTCTTCGATGTTGCCAAGACGATGAATAGCACAGCGACAGAGGCCGTTACAGGAACTCCGACGCGCTGGCAATCGACGACAACTACAAGTGCAGACTATATTGGTGGCAACTTCTGCTTTGTGGAGGTTGGTGGTACAGCTTTAGCGGCAACAGCACATAACTGGACTGTCTGTACTTACACCGACCAAGCCGCTGGAGCCTCAACGTTCCCGAGCATGACAGGCAACAGTGGTGCGATTGTTGACCGCCTAGACCATCCAGTTAATTCATGGTTCATGCCATTGGAGTCAGGTGATTCTGGTGTGCAGAAACTGACACAAATGCAATGCTCTGCGGCGGTGGCAACGGGTGCGATCAACTTTGTTCTTGGGCATCCTATCGGCGTTATGAGTTTTCCCGTGATTAACAGTCTGCTTCCATTCGACTGGTTGACCAACCGCAATCAAGCTCCTTATATTCCAAACAGTGCGTGTATCGCGTTGTTAGAATTGCCTAAACCAGCAACGACAGCGACGACTTATACGGGCATGATTTACGGCACGTCTACCGCGAGCTAATCATGGATCAAAGACGGCTGTTAGGGCTATCGGGCCAGTTATACAGCAGTCCCATTTCGGACTTCTGGCAAGTCAGCACGACTGCGCAAGACCCGGAAATACCCAATCTATCTCTGGAGTCACCACCACCGGAAACCCTGATCCGCGTCAACTGGATAAAGGTTAGCGGGGTTGCGGTTGCGGGTGGTGGTGTTACTGGCACAGCGACAACTTCTCAAGCGCAAACAGCGGCAGCAAGCGGAACATTCACGCTAGCGGCAGTAACCGGGACGGCAGCTACTTCGCAAGCCCAGACGATAGCTGCAAGCGGTACAGCAGCCCCTGCAGCGGTCACAGCTACGGCAACCACATCGCAAGCGCAAACCATTGCAGCGAGTGGCACGGCAGCGCCAGCGGACGTTACGGCCACAGCGACCACGAGCCAGGCGCAGACAATCTCAGCATCTGGCGCATTCGCTACGGCAGGCATAACAGGCGACGCGACCACAAGCCAAGCGCAAACGATTGATGCGTCAGGAACGCATACAGTAGCGGCTGTCACTGGCGACGGCGCAACGTCACAGGCGCAGACTATTGCAGCATCGGGTACTCACGTACCGGCTGCGGTGACTGGCGACGGTACTACGAGTCAAGCGCAGACGATAGACGCCAGTGGTTCGCAGGCGTTTGGAGTCGTCGGTGACGGAGCTACGAGTCAGGCCCAAACCATCGCGGCATCGGGGACTGCGGCTCCTGCTGATGTCACGGCAACAGCAACGACTTCGCAGGCTCAGACGATAGATGCGGCTGGTACGGCTGCACCGGCTTCGGTAACGGCGGCTGGCGCGACTTCGCAGGCGCAAACGATAGACGCAGCGGGAACGTTCCTTGAAGCTGGAAATGTGGTCGGTGTCGGGGCTACGTCACAGGCTCAGACAAGCGATGCGGCGGGGGTGGTGGTCAATCCTGACGTGGCAATCGACACCCATGACGGATTCTGGGCAAACGAATATCGCAAGATGTTTGAGCGTAAGCCGAAAGTGTCCGAAGTGGTTGAAATCGTTCGGGAAAACCCAAAAGAGGCGATGGCCGTAGTTCGGGAGATGCCAGAAGTTAAGGCTATCGTTTATGCGAAATACCCGGATATTAGTTACTCAGAAGTCATTAATAACGCCAAATTACAGCTTTTTATTGCAAAACAGTTACTTAATGCAATAGGATCACGGCGTATTAGTGACGAAGAGGACGACTTGGCAATGCTTTTGCTTACCCTATGAAACGCTCATACGTACAAGACCCTGTAACGCTGGAATTAGTCCCTAAAGAGGACTATTACCGGCGCTCTGATGTCAATGCGCCTATGGTGATGGCCGATATTCAGCCTTATCAATCAATGGCGACTGGCGAAATCATCGGTTCCCGCTCCACGCATCGCGCCCACTTGAAAGCGCATGGCCTGATTGAAGTGGGTAACGAAATCAAACACCACACAAAACCCCGTGAAATACAGATTGACCGCGCAGGCATCCGCAGGGATGTGATCGAGGCAGTTAAACGATATTCGTAACCACTAGGAAAACCCTATGTCAGACCTTCGCAGCGCCCTCGAATCAGCCTTTGAAAAATCAGAGTCCAGTGAGCTGGTAGAAGTCAAATCCGAGCCACAGGTGCAGGATGCGACTATTCCGGCTGAAAAAGTCGAAGTCAAGACAGAAACCCGTTCCCGCGATGAGGCTGGCAAGTTCAAGCCCGTTGATAAGCCCATTGAGAAACCAGCAGAACCCGCGCCAGTAGCTGAGGCTCCTGTCCGAAAGGCCCCGTCAAGCTGGAAGCCTGCAGCTCAGGAAGCGTTTCTAAAAGCTGACCGTGGCGAATCCCTGACACCTGAAGAGGTGAAAATGCTCACGGCTGAGGCCGAACGCAGGGAAAGCGACTTCCATAAGGGCGTTTCAGAGTTCAAAACACATTCTGACCGTGCCCGTGCCTACGATCAGGCAATTGCCCCTTATCAGGCCCACTTACAGGCTATGCGGGTTGACGCGCCTACCGCCATCAGTGCTTTGCTGAAGGCTGATTACACACTACGCAACAGCGACCCAGCGACAAAAGCACAGTATTTCCAGAATTTAGCCAAGGAATACGGCATCGACCTGAGCAATCAGGAAGTGCCGAATTATTCGCCTCAAGAACAATTTTTAATGCAACAGATGCAAGAATTGCGCCAAAGGCAAGATTCATGGCAAAATAGCATCGCACAGCAAGAAAGTGAACGCGCACAATCTGCGCTGTCTCAATTTACTCAAGCTGAAAAACCGCACTTTGAAGCCGTGCGCAACGATATGGCCGACCTGATACAAGCCGGGAAAGCCAAGACGTTGGAAGAGGCTTACGACATGGCTGTCTGGATGCGTCCCGACATCAGGTCAACCCTGATTGAACAGCAACGCGCCGAAGTCCAAAGGAAAGCGGAAGAACACGCACATGCGTTGAAGGCAAAAGCTGCCTCCGTCAGTGTCAGGGGTTCAAGTCCGAGTGCCGGTGGAGTTCAGCCTGGAAATGGCTCGCTGCGAGACATTATCGCGGCGCAATTCGCTGACAATTAAGGAGTAAATCTCATGGCTACCTTCGCCAATCTGTCGGATATTATCTCGACTACCATCCAGTCCCGTAGCGGCAACCTTGCCGACAACGTGACGAAAAACAACGCTCTGCTCATGAAAATGAAAGAGCGCGGCAACGTCAAACCGTTCTCTGGCGGTAACGTGATTTTGGAAGAAATCATGTACAACGACGCAGCCACTCAGAATGCGGCCTCGTATTCCGGTTACGACACCATCGACATTACCCCGAACAGCCCAATCTCTGCGGCTCAGTTTGACATTAAGCAGTACGCTGCTGCCGTGTCAATCAGCGGCTTTGAGATGCTGCAAAACAGCGGTAAAGAGCAGATCATCGACCTGCTTGAAGGCCGTGTGCAAGTTGCTGAGGCTCAACTGATGAACCAAATCAGCGCGGGTCTGTACTCTGATGGTACGGGTAACGGCGGCAAGGACATTACTGGTCTGGCCTCTGCTATCGCTGTTGCACCATCGTCCGGTACATACGGAGGCATTAACCGTGCTACGTGGTCTTTCTGGCGCAATATCGCGTTTGACGCAACGACTGATGGCGGTGCTGCTGCTACTGCGGCCAATATCCAGAGCTACATGAACCGTGTGGCTGTGCAATTGGTTCGCGGTACTGATCGTCCTGACATGATCGCTGCTGACAATAACTACTACCGTCTGTATTTGGAGTCGTTGCAAGCTATCCAGCGCGTAACCTCTGAATCCTCTGCCGGTGCTGGTTTTACCTCGCTGAAGTATTTCGGCGCTGGTTTCAACTGCGACGTATTCCTGGACGGCGGTATCGGTGGCTCTGCTGCCACTAACCGCATGTACTTCATCAACACGAAGTACATGAAATTCCGTCCGCACCGTGACCGCAATTTCCAGCCAATTGGTGGAGATCGTCAGTCCGTCAACCAAGACGCTATCGTTCGCCTCATGGGCTGGGCCGGTAACCTGACTAGCTCAGGCGCTCAGTTTAATGGCGTTCTTGCAGATTAATAGCTAATTTACAGGAGTAAACATCATGGCTGCACCTTTTACCGATACCCCCAAGATTGGGGCCGACCTTAACGGCATTACTTTGGCGGCTGACCTTGCCGCTGGTAAGGTGGCTGATGCTCGCATCGGCTCCGAAGTTCTGGCATCTAATGGAAAGCTGTACGTGTACGGACAGGCTAACGCTTCGATTTCAGCATCGACTGCAGTTTGTACCGTGAACGCGTCCACTTTCCTTGTGACCGCCTCTGGTGGGTCTTACACATCTCCCGCTACCGCAATGGCGACGGGTGATCGCGGCTGGTTCTCTAAAGCCAGCGTTTAATCAGTGGGGGCTTAGGCCCCTGCTTTTTGCCCTTCGGGGTGTTTACTTGAAAGCAAAGCATGGCAAACCCAGGCGCATTCGTTACATTTTTCCTCGAAGCTGTTGAAATGAAAGCCGAAAGCGAAAAGCAGGGCCGTCCCGTATTCAAGGACATTCCCTTTATTCGCAAGATCGTACCGGGCGACTCGACCAATATCGTCGAGCGAAAGGCTACTGATCAGGACAAGCAAGACTATCCCCGTGAGTGGGCCGGTTTTGAGCGTACCAACGCGGTAGGCATGGAAGGCACTCCGCTGGAGCAGTGGCCCCAAGTGACCCGCGCACAGGTCAAGGAAGCGAAGTATTTCGAGGTTCACACGGTTGAACAGATGTCTCAATTGAGTGACGCTCATTGCCAGAAGCTCGGGATGGGCTTTCATGAGCTACGCGCCAAAGCCAAGGCTTATCTTGCGGCGGCGGCTGGCACGGCTGGAGAGACTGCCCAAGCTGCTGAGAATGAGCGACTGCGCTCACTGATTGCTGACCTACAGGCGCAAATGTCTGCGGTGTCCGAAGTCAAGCGCGGACGGCCTAAAAAAGAAACTGAGGATGTATGACCCTAATCGAGCTTGTTACACAGGCCGCTGATGAATTAGCTATTCCCCGTCCTTCGGCGGTAGCGAGTTCTTTAGACGCTCAGGTGCGACAGATGTACGCACTGATTAACAGGCTCGGTGACGATATTTGTCGTCAATTCGAGTGGCAGCGGCTGGATAAAGAGTATATTCTCACCACAGTTGCCATTACCACTACCGGGACTTTAACAGCGGGTAGTGCCGTGATTACGGGGATTCCAACAACTGCGGCGCTATCGTCAAACTTTGGTCTAAGCGGTGTTGGAGTCCGTCCTTTTGCGCAGATTGTCACCGTTGACAACATGACGCAAGTCACCATGAACATGACGGCTGAAACGTCAGGCACAGTTGACCTAGTATTCTCCCAAGTTCAATATCCACTACCTTCGGACTGGTTGAAGCAGATTCCACAGACTGAATGGGATAGAACAAACCGCTGGCCTTTGATGGGGCCGCAATCTCCGCAGGACTGGCAATCATTCAAATCAGGCATTGTTTACGCTGGTCCTAGAAACCGATTCAGGATTCTTGGCAACACGATTACATTGAACCCAATGCCGCCTGACGGGCTGGTATTTGCTTATGAGTACATCAGTACATCATGGGCTATCAGTGCGGCAGGTGTGTCAAAAACCCGCTTTACCGCCGACGACGATACGTGTATTTTTCCCAACTCACTGATGGTGACCGGACTCAAAGCGCAGTGGAAACTAGCCAAAGGATTGAACGCTGATGCTGATCTGGGCGAGTTCCGCACGCTGCTAGAGCAGTGCAAGAGCTACGATAAGTCCGCTCCTAAACTCAGTCTGTCACCCTATGGTGGGTCTATTCTGATGAGCGGGGCCAATATTCCTGACGGAAACTGGATAGGCCCATAATGCCACCAAAGTCCGGCGCTACCTCTATTCCATCTCCAGTAGGTGGGCTGAATGACCGCGATTCGATAGCGGACATGCCTATATCAGATGCGGCTCTGATGGTGAACTGGTGGCCTTATCCGAGCTATCTCGGAGTAAGAAAAGGCTCTGCCAGTCACGTTACGGGCTTTCCCGCCCCTGTTGAAACGCTTGTAGAGTATCTCCCTACCACGGGAACATCTACGCTATTTGCTGCGGCGGGAACTGCTTTCTACAATGCCACGACACCGGGCGCGGTAGGTGCTGCCGTTCAATCTGGCCTAGCCAACGCAAGGTGGCAGCACGCACAGATCACGACTCCCGGTGGGTCTTTCCTTTACATGGTCAACGGCGTGGATTCACCCAGACTATGGGATAACGCCACTTGGACAACTATCACAGGCGCATCAACTCCGGCGATTACAGGGGTTACAACGACCCTTTTGGCGCACGTTACCCTGTTTAAAAATCGCCTGTTTTTCGTTGAATCAACGTCTATGAGGCTTTGGTACTTGCCGGTTAACAGCGTCGGTGGAGCTGCGGCTCAGATGGATATGGGTTCTATTTTCCGTCTTGGCGGCTACGTCATGGCGGCTTATACGTGGACATTGGACGCCGGTAGCGGGTCTGATGACCATCTGGTGATTATCTCCAGTAACGGGGAAATAGCGGTATATCGTGGGTCTGACCCTTCATCTTCTACAGATTGGTCGGTTATTGGCGTATTTACGATGGGCCGTCCTCTTGGCCGTCGATGTGCTGTCAAGTTTGGCGGTGACCTAGCGGTGAATACTTACGAGGGTGTTTATCCACTCGGTAAGGGCCTTTTATCCTCTTCCGTTGATCGACGGGTTGCGCTGACCGATAAGATTCAAAACAGCGTCAGTCAGGCGGCCTCTACCCTCGGGGCCAACTTTGGATGGCAGGTTTGTCTAAACGCTGATGACAACATGCTGATATTGAACGTCCCATATGGTGGCGGCGCGAATTATCAGTATGCCCAAAACACCATTACAGGTGCGTGGACCGTGTTCTCTGGATGGGATGCTCAGGTATGGCTGAAGGCATCGACGGGGCTTTATTACGGCGGGTCTACCTTCGTCAACAAGGCTTGGACTGGAAACGCGGATATTTCCGTTCCGATTACCGCTGATGTGTGCCAGTCCTTTGGGTACTTCGGCACCAAGGCTTATAACAAATACTTCACCATGATAAGGCCGTATTTGATGACGGGCGGTTCCCCCTCGATTCTGTACGCGCTCAATACGGATTACGAACTGACAGAGCCAACCGGCGCTTTGAGCTACACAGCCCCCACGGGTATGGTCTGGGGGTCTATGGTCTGGGGTTCGATGGTCTGGGGCGGTGGTCTTGAGGCAATCCGCTCATGGAATACCGTGGGAGCGGTGGCTAACTCCGCAGCTATCAGGCTAAAGGTATTGAACGGCGGGGCTGAGTTCAGGTTTACCAACACTGACTTTTTGTACCAGAAAAGTAACAGCGTGCTGTGATAACGAACGATGTCCGGCTGATCGGACCTTGGGTAGCGGAAAAGACTGGTGGTACGTGGTGCTACGGGCGTGGATCCGGATTGGGCAAGATCAAGGACGGACGGCTGGTAGCCGGGGTTTTGTACGAGGATTACAACGGCGCAAACGTGGTTTGTCATATCCGCGGCGAACCGGGATGGGCAGACAGGCGGTTTCTCGGGATTATCTTTGATTACCCGTTTAACCAGTTAAACGTAAAACGGATAACTGTTCCCGTGAACAGCACGAACAAAGAGAGCATTAAATTGGTACGTCACATGGGATTTACACTAGAATCTAGTCTAGCGCAGGCTACCCCTGATGGCGATCTACTGCTTTTTTGCTTGTTCAAAAAGGACTGTAAATACATCAGAGGTAAATATGGGGCATAAAACCAATCACATCAAGTCTAGGCTAGCATGCTTGTACGCTGTTTTTATTGCGTTTCTGTCAACGCTAAAAGCCTTAGCCAAGGAATGCCACGATACACCTGAGTCTTTCAGTCTTTTCACCAAGGCACAATCTTTCGGGCCTAGCTTCCGAATTCCTCGCATCTTTCTCTCCCTGTCATCGGCATTTGCTTTTGCCGTTCCAATGAATAAGTGGTCTGGATTTGTGCATTCTGGATTGTCACACTTATGGCAAACATGCATGCCATGCGGTATATCTCCAAAATGCAACATCCAAGATATGCGACTTGCAGGGGCTTTTTCTTGCATTCCACCTAATCTAAGCATTCCATATCCAAATGGGTGCTTTGCTCCGTTCCACTTCCAACAGCCGTCAGTCTTTATGACCTTAGCCCAGAATCTTTCTGATAGGGGTTTTGTTCGTGGCATGTTTAACACTCGTAATGTGGCAATGACCACATTATAGGAGGTATTACAAAATCGGTAAATCATCAGCTCCACCAACCCCCGATTACGTAGGCGCTGCGAACGCAACCGCAGCCGGTAATCTCGACATGGCACGCCTTCAGACCGAAGCCAATCGGGTGAATCAGATCACGCCTTACGGCTCCCTGACATACTCGCAAGACCCCAATAATCAGGATAGCTGGACGCAGACGGAAACGCTCAGTCCACAGGCTCAGGCCACACTTGATAAGCAAATGGCGCTGTCCGACAAATACGCGGACGTTGCGAATATCGGCTTTGATAAAACCCGTTCATTGCTGGAAAACCCCGAGTTAGATACGTCAGGTCTACCGGCTCGGGGCATCAATGTAGGACAAACCGCACAAGACGCGATACTGTCCCGATTGCGACCACAGCTTGATAGCCGTGAAGAGGCGCTACGCACACGAATGGCGAACCAGGGGATTGCTTTAGGCTCTGAGGCTTACGGCAAAGAGATGACCGCAGCGGGTCAGAACCGAAACGATCTGGAGATGCAAGCGGCCCTACAAGGGATTAATCTAGATCAGGCAAACCGCTCGGCTGCGCTGCAAGAACAAGCGTACATGCAGGACCGGCCATTGAACCTGATCAACGCACTCAGGACCGGCGCACAAGTTCAATCGCCACAGTTTCAGCAGTTCGCACGGCAGGCCCTGACAGCGGGGCCAAACACGCTAGGAGCGACTCAGGCGCAGTACGAGGGCGATCTAGCGAACTACAACGCAGAGCAGGCATCTAGCCCGTTGAATGGGCTGTTAGGTCTGGGCGGTACGATTATGGGTCTTGGCACTGGTGGCGGCGCGACATTAGGCGGCGGTCTGCTAGGCGGATTATTTAACAGGAAATAATCATGGACGCATTTGAACAACAAATTGCAGAGCTACAACGGCGCAGGCAAGTCGGCGCTCAGGGTGCGGGATTCAACGCGCCACAGGGGAAGATGGTCAGCGGTCGGTATGTCAAGGCTAATCCGCTGGAGTACCTAGCCGAGGCACTTCGCGGTGCTGGTCAGTCGCGTGATTCCGTCATGGCTGGCGAGGAAATGGGCGCTTTGCAGGACAAGCGACAAAAGGCAATCGCTGATGCTTTGCGTGGGTTTCAGTCTGAATTGAACCCTAGCCAAGCCGGTACTGGTGCAACGGGCATGGTTAACGATGCGCTACCGCCTGAGATGCGGATTGGTGCGCAACCGCAGATTACCCGAAAATCCGACCCAATGGCAGCTTATGGAAAATTGGCAGAATCTGGTATTGGTGATCTGCAAAAGCTAGGCTATCAGGGTATGTTGCAAGTGCCTCAATTGCAGGCGCAGGCGCAGGAGCGTGATGAAAACCGAGCATTCCGTCAGCAAGAATCGCAGATGGCACGCGAGGCACGGGCGCAAGAGTTGCAATTGAGAATGCAGGACGCTCGGGCCAGTCAGGTCGAGCGATTGGCCGCACAAAAAGAACTGCGCGAAATGCAGATTCAGGCGCAAAAAGACACGCAGCGCATGATTGCAGCCAATCGCCCTGAGAGACAGGCTCAGATTATCCAGACTGATCAAGGGCCTATGCAACTGGTTAACGGTCAGGCTGTGCCAATTATGGGGCCTGGTGGTAAGCCTGTGATGGGTACAAAACCCGTAGGTACTGCAAAGCCTCTTACAGAATCACAAGCTAAGGGTTCTTTGTATCTGGGCCAGATGCGTACAGCCAACGATGAATTAGACGCGCTGGCGAAAAAAGGTGTTTCTTCATCCCCTGCGGCGGTGGCTGCAACGAAAAGCACGTGGACAAACTGGGCATCAGGCAAAGACGCGCAACAGGTAGGCCAACTGCAAAACCAGTGGTCGGAAGGATTCTTGCGTGCAAAAACTGGCGCAGCGGCTACCGCTGGCGAGGTTGAATTGAACAATAGAACATTCTTCCCTGTAGTTGGTGACAGCAAAGAAGTTATTGCACAAAAAGCAAAGATGCGCCGACAAGCTGAAAAAGATATGGAGATTGTTGCTGGAAATGGGGCTGATCGCGCCGGTGGTGGCGAGGCTGCTCCCGTTGGAATCGTAGATTTTGGGAGCCTCAAATAATGGACGTTCGCTTACCAGATGGCACGGTTATCAAAGGCGTCCCTGATGGGATGTCTAAGGCCGACCTGACGGCCAAGCTAAAAGGCAACGGATACGATGTGTCTGGATGGGACGCGCCAGCACAAAAGCAGCCACAATCGTGGGGTGATGTTGCCTCTAGCGCAGCCTCAAATATGGTGCCGTCATTGGGGCGCATGGCATCAGGCATTTTTGAAGCGGTTACAAGCCCCGTTAAAACAGCTAAGTCGGTACTTGATCTAGGTGCTGGCGCATTGCAAAACGTATTGCCCGAATCTCTGGTTCAAGCTGTTGGCGAGGATAAATCATCGCGCAATGTGGCTGACGCTGTAGGACAGCATTACAAAGGCCGCTATGGTTCTATTGAAGGATTAAAGGAAGCCATTTCAACCGACCCGGCTGGAGTGATGGCTGATGCCTCTTCTTTGCTTGGGATTGGTGCGATGGCGGCTCCCGGAAAATTCGGCACGGCATTGAAGACGGCATCTAGTGCAATTGACCCAATGGCACTAGCTTTGCGTGGTGGTGCAAAAGCTGTATCTGGTGCTGGTTCTATTGCCAAAAAGGTATTAGGCGGCACGACTGGAGTCGGTGAAGAAGCCATTTCACAGGCTTACAGGGCTGGTAAAACAGGTGGTGAAACAGCATCGACTTTTACCGCCAACATGCGCGGCGCGTCCAATATGGATGATGTGCTGACAGCGGCAAAAGAGAATTTGCGCTCTATGGTTGACCAAAAGCAAAAGGCCTATCGGTCTGGCATGGTTGATATTCGCAAGGATAAATCAGTGCTTGATATGTCAGGGATTGAAAAGTCTCTGAATGATTCGTTTGGCATGGCTTCGTTTAAGGGCCAGATTAAGAACGAAAGCGCGGCTAATGCTTTGGGCAAGATCAATAAAGAGATTGCCAACTGGAAAAGCCTGGACCCTGCTGAGTTTCACACGCCAGAAGGTTTGGACGCTCTGAAACAGAAAATAGGCGGCATTGTCGAGGAAATCCCATTCGAGCAGAAAACGGCACGTTTTGCAGCGGGCAAGGTTTACGACTCAATCAAAAGTGAGATTACCAAGCAAGCCCCTGAATACTCGAAGGTCATGAGCGAGTATTCCAACGCATCAGACACCATTAAAGAGATTGAGCGTGCGTTGTCTTTGGGAAACAAGGCAGCGGCTGATACGTCAATGCGCAAGCTGCAATCATTGATGCGCAATAACGCCAATACAAACTACGGCACTCGGACAAATCTGGCAAGAACGCTAGAACAGGCTGGAGGGCAAGAACTGATGCCTGCACTAGCCGGGCAAGCCGTAAACGAGTGGACGCCACGAGGTATTCAAAAGGCTACCGCTGGCACTGGTGGGGCTGGATTGGCTCTAACTGGAAACCTTCCTGCTGCGGCTGGTCTTGCTGCTGTATCGTCACCACGATTGGTAGGCGAAGCATCTTACGGCGCTGGACAGCTTGTAAAGCTATTACGTGAGGGTGGCGGCGCCATAGAGAAATCAGGCATCGACCCTAGAGTTTTGGCTAACCTGCTTTACCAGTCTAGCCAGCCATCGGCTATTTCTGGTCAGTGATATAGCTGACGATCAAATACAGAAAATAGCACAAAAGAATTGCTTGCAACAGACCCATGATGTTCTCCATTAATTAC